TACATAATAATGTTTATTACTTTCAAAAAAAATCCACGAAAATATTTTGCTCATCACAAAAGTCTATTTAAATTTGCGGTGTTCAAAAAATCTTAGCTGGTTGAGATTAGAAGCTCTTCCAGCAACAGGAGGGCATCTTTAGTGCTCGTCTTTATTAGAAATACGATATAGGCGTATTGCCCCTTGCATATACTATAATGGTGTGTGCATCCCATTCAGCTAAGAGGGATTGAACAAAGGGTAGCAGTACGCCCTTTATGTGTCTGCTTATTTAACGTTCAAAAATCTTAGCAAAATGAACGAGATTAAAATTATCAACAAGTCAATCTTCCTTGATAAGGAGATTGATGTTTGGGGCTCAATAGAGCACCCTTTGTTTCGGGCGAAAGATGTTGTAGATTGGCTGAAACTAAAGAATGTAGCAATGGTTATTGATCGCGTTGATGAAGAAGAACGGTCTAAGTTTAACTTAGGTCGAAATGGTGGTGACACTTGGTTTTTAACTGAGGATGGTCTGTATGAGGTGCTTATGCAATCACGCAAACCTGCGGCCAAGCAGTTCAAGAAGGGCGTGAAGCAGATTCTTCATGAGATCCGCACGAAGGGCGGCTACATCGCATCTTCGGTCAACGATACTCCCGAGGCCATCATGGCACGTGCTTTGAAGATCGCGGATGAGACATTGAAGCGGAACGAGCAACGGGTTCGTGAGCTTGAAGCTCAGACCGAGCAGCAGGCACAGACAATAGGCATTCAGCAAAAGGAATTGGCTGTTGCCGCTCCAAAGGTAAAGTACTACGATGATACACTTGCATCAACGGACTGCCTTACCACCACACAGGTCGCTGACGACCTTGGCATCAGCGCAAGAGCACTCAACCAGCAACTCGCCAACGCTGGCATTCAATACTTTCAATCTGGTTCTTGGCACCTGAAAGGCATCTTCCGCGGCTGGAAGCTTGCAAGCACCCGCACATACACCTTTTTCAAGGCTAATGGCCAACCAAGCACCAATGTGACCCTTGTGTGGAATCAACGTGGCAAGCGTTTTATTCTTGCCTTATTCAACAACAACTTTAACATGAAGGCAGCCATTGCCGAGATAAATGGCGATCAGGCTGCCCAAAGCGCAAACAATCAGTCTAACCATTAATCGACAAGGAGAAAGTAATCATGGAGAACAAAGATAATCAAACTCAGTATTCAGTAAGCGGCAAGACCGCGCGGTGTATCTCCCTCTTGAAGGAGGTCGTTTCTGTCCAGGAGAAGGCTCTCATGTATTTTGCAAGCGAGCATATCGAGAACTCAAAGGAGGCCGAAATCTTCGCCGAGAGCATGGGTAACGCCATCAAGGCGTTCGGTGACATCTTGGGCAACAAGGTCTACCAAAACGTGGTTGAAGGCTGCGAGGCGATATAGTGACCGCTTTGGCCTTTCAGTATAGCAATAAAGAGTGGGGTGATTATGCCTCACTCTTTATCTTTTCTAAATATCCTTTTTGTGTGCGCGAAGCAATCTACTTTTTTCGAAGTATATTAAGTAGCTTATCTTTGATTATTATAGGGACTTTGTTTTTATCAGAATCAAAATCGAGTATATATTTTTGAGGATAGCTTATACAATGTAGAAAAACCTTCTCTTTTCCATCGATTTTATTAGCCTTGACCACAAAGGTGTCATTCCTGAAAAAATAGGAGTTATCATCATTGAAAGCAAAATAACCTCTTATCTTCTTTTTTATAGCTTCTTTTTCAATAGGCGTTTGCTCATATCCTTTTTCGGTGAGCACATAAAGAAGATTCTCATAACTTTGTCTTTTCGAGTCCACATATTGATAATCTTGGCCGACGGCAATAAAATTACCTGTTAGTTCGCCGAGATATTCATCTACATAATTATATCCTACAAGGCTATATACATTAGCTAATACAATCGTATCTTTATCCATTTCATCAATAGAATGAGTAGAGACATATTGTTCAATTGTCTGTTTAGTCATATCTGGCACGGGTGAAAAGCTTGTTATCTTTTGTTGGGCGTTAGCTGCTATACAAAAGAAAAGTTCACTCAATACACACATCTTCCTTATCTGTTTCATATTTATATTAATCTTTATAGATTGCAATATACCTACCATAAATGCGTTCTGCCGCGTTCTTTTCTCCTCTCTGTATATATATCAAGGCAAGGCGGAGATAACCGCGCTGATGCAATTTGCCAAGCCATAGCAATCGCTCATAGCATTGGATCACCCTGCTCATTACTCCAAGCTTCGAGTATTGGCTTGCAAGCTCGTAGAGTTCCTTTGGTGTGCATTGATAAATCTGTTTCATGTTAGTTGCCTTTTTGCAAAGGTAATACAAACCAATTATATACTATTACATTTTATATAATTTAATATATTCTTTAATAAGTATTAAAAACTAATAGAAGCTATGCGTTACAGTTGTTTGTATGAATATAAATTATTAATTTTGCGATTGTTAAATAAAAAGAATACAATTATGAAGACAAAAGTAGCTAACATTACAGTAACGGTCAAGACCTATTTCAAGGATGGCCATTATCGCAACAACACAGTTGAATTGACTATCCCTGAAGAGGCAGCAAAGATGATCAGCGACGCATGGTCAACTTTAACCAAGGAGTCAAGTTTCCTCGCCAAGAACCAATCAGCAGACTGCTTTGTAGAAGTAGATGGAGAGGTTGCCGCAGGGATTTCGCAGATGCCCACAAGGCACACTGTTGATGAGATCTGGGAGATCGAGGGGAAAAACGACGAAGAGGAAGACGACGAAGAGGAAGACGACGAAGAGGCGTAAGGTGGATGGTAACAACGGAGCGGAGCAATCCGCTCCACTAATATAGGAGATATAATCATGGAGACAATTAACACATTTATCCCATCTGAGTCAGTTGCGACATTCAAGAAGTTCGCTGACAAGACCCAAAAGAATGTTGAAGGTTTTTCTTACTCAATAGGTGAGCCTTTCCAAAAACTTTTCTACCATCCGGTCATTAAAGAGGATGGTACACGCGGATATCGCACAAAGGCCTTTCACGAGGTTTGCGACCTTACGATTAATATGCCTGACGAGAGTGATTGGCGATTAATTGCGACCTACAAAGATTACGCATTTACTCCTGCCGATCCAACAAAGGAAGTTGTCTTCAAGAACCCGAAGCACGGAGTAGATTACAACAAGTGCGACTACTGCGGCCACTGGTGCAAGAACTCTTACGTAATTGAGAATGTAAAGACAGGCGAGGAGTTGCAAGTTGGTTGCGAATGTATAAAGAAATTCGGCCTGAAGAGTTTTGCTTTCTTGTCTGATTTCACACGAAAGCTCTATGAAATTTATGATTACAGAATCAACTATGCTACCGATGATGAGTTTGGCGATATACAGACATGGGGCGGCGCAAAGGATTCAAGCTATAAGAATGCTATCGTTAAAGCCGAGCTTATCATGGCAGCGAAAGCTCAGTATGATATTTGCCCTATCTACAAGAAGGGAACGAAGCAGGGCTTCACCTATTTCCGCTCTGAAACTCTCAACGGCATCGATACTATCCTTGCAAGCGGAAAGATAGTTATTGACGAGGCATACGTAAAGGCCGTGTGCGAGTTTGGCGAGAAGATTAAGCCTACGACAGATTTTGAGAATGGGATGCTTGCCGTAGCTTGGAACTTCTACTGCTATCAGGATCAAGATATATATGCTTTCTTTCTTGTCAAGGGTTACGAGGATAGCCTAAAGCCCAAAGTCACAATACGAAGAGGCGATCAGGTAATGGTCAGCGGTAAGGTCGTTCAACAGCGTTACGAAGAGTCTTATTTCGGTCCTATGGAAATCAATACCATCCTTACGGATAATGGCGCAACCTGCGAGCGCTGCGGAAAGATACCTGTGACAGAAGACGGTTGCATCAAGCGCACTACATTCTACGCTCTGGTGAAGGGAGTGTTCAATGGTAAGATAAGCTTGGATAGAGCAACGAAGCATCCAAAGAAAGGTATCGAAGTAATTGCGATCTGATCATGAAACAGAGAAAGAAGACAAATGACATCTAATCTAAATCGACAAAATATGAAAGAAAAAACAGTCACATTAGACGTATTCGATTTTGCGTCAACCATGGCCGCTACGGCGCTTTTATCTCCCAAAGAGCAAGTAGCTGTTGAAATCGCTATCAAGAGCCTTGTGAAAGACAAGGAAATGTTCATCGACATCATGGAGACCAAGCGCCACATGTTGTCTCAGATAATTAATCATCTTGAGGGCATTTGAAGTTTTACAAGAGGTGCACCGCTCAAATATGTTCCAAGGATCTACCTATCTTGACGCACCAAAGACATATGGTTTACAACTTGTCGTACTGAAAGGAAAGTTAAAACGCCGTCATTGGTATTTTTGCACCTTCCGAAAAAGCATGTTTCGTAGTGAGCCTGATATCGTGCTTATCCTTGGCGAGAATGGCGAAAAGCAGTATCTTTTTGAAGTTGAAAGATAAACTAACAACATCTTAAACTTTAAGAACAATGAAAGACTTTGGAATTTACACAGATTGCTATAATTCGATCATAGCAGACTTAGATAGCGGAAAATTCCTGCCTAACCCGAAAGCTATACGAAAGCAGATCTCGGACGCCAAGAAAGCTATCAAGGCCTTGACTGAGGGTTCAGCGTTTTGCCGGGATCTCCAGATGTTAGAGAAGACAGAACGGAGAATCCAACAGGAAAAAGATAAGTTGCGTGCGATGAACGCTGTCTACGAGTATATCAAAAAGAAGTATAACTTATAACACATAGAAAATGGGAAAGATTATCACAGGTTACAAGGGATTTGATCGGGACTGGAAATGCCGTGACTTTCAGTACGAGGTCGGCAAGACGTATGAGATTGAAGGCGAGCCGGAGCTCTGCGAGCGTGGCTTCCACTTCTGCACCTCGCCTTTGGCGGTGTTCGATTACTACGCCCCGACTAATCGTTTCGCCATCGTGGAGGCCGACGAAAATGATGTTATCTACGACCCTGGTGCTAACTCTTACAAGGCCGTTGCAAGACGGATAACAATCGTCAAAGAGATAACGTTGGACGAAATCATTAGCCTTCAAATGGACTTTTCTTCGAAGATGAAGCGGTCAGGAGAAGGAAGAAAAATTAGCAGCCTTGGATGTGAGAATTTACAATGGGAAGGGCATTCGTCGACGAATATGGGAGATTCCTCCATCGTAGGCGTTGTTGAATGCTCTGACTATTCCGTGTCAGTCTATGGAAATTATACAGCGTCGGTAGCGACAGACTCTATTCGATCCGTTGAGTCGTGTGATGGTACGAACACGTTGGCAGCGACAACGGGACGCTGCTCCGTTGCAATAACGGAGGGCGTGTGCTCGGCAGCCGTGGCGACACAATACTCTTCGGTGGCGATTGCGGAAGGGGCTGAGGCGGTAGCGGTGGCGACTGACGACGAGTCGATCGCTGTTGTGGATAACATTGCGACTGCCGTATGTACGGGGGGCTGCTCGGTGGCAATATCGAAGGAACGCAACTCGCTTGCCGTTGCGGCAGGTTGTGGCTCCTCAGCCTCGGGCGTTCTCGGCAGTTGGCTCGTGCTCGTAGATCGGAAATATACGCGGATTTTTGATGTTCGCGTCGTCAGGGTGGACGGCAAGATCATCAAAAAGGGTGTACGATATAAGTTAGAGAACGGCAAAATAAAAGAGGCATGAAAGCAAAAGTTTAGAGAATACATTAAGCAAAAAGGGTGTCCCTGAGAACCGGCAAGATAACGCACCAGACCTATACGACATCATCCTAGATGCTCGATCTTATCCGATGTTACAAGTGGAAGGGATAGCCGTAGTTTATGTAATACGTTTGATGTATGACGTGTATCACCTTGCCCTTAAGGAATTTGTATAGATGCAAAGAAAGATCGTGTTAGACGCGAAGGAAACCGCATTTAACAATATTCTGGCAATGGTTTGTGTTGAGAGTTTTATACTAAACGCAAAATTGAGCAAAAATATTAGTGGCGTTCCTAAAAAATGATTACTTTTGCCTTTAACAATTGATAAACTACATTCATGACAACAAAAGCAAAAGACTTGATTCCGTTCTGCCGCTATTATAAAGGCGAAACAGAGAAACCGAAAGAGATAAATGTGTTATTTTGGGAGTACGAAAAGAAGTGGGTAAAGCTATCAGAAAACCCAAAAGAAGATAGTGAAAGCTTTAATATGGTTAGAAATTGGCTTGATGATTATATGCGTGCTGGCCTCAGTTTGTTTAAAAACGATGACGGTGTCCCTATTACATTGAAAGCCCTCTTATTCAATCGTTATACACACTGGATGCAAACTAATGATGGCTTCAAAGAGTGGTACACAAATCAATACAAACAAGAAAAGGAGTGAGAAATCACTTCCTTTTCTTTCATAACAATGGATGCTTATCATATCCAATAACCTCCATATCTATATATACTTTTCCGTATGGTGTCACTTCAACTTTGGTTATTCTAAACCTAGTTCCAAGCTGTAGGATAGTCTCGTTTTCTGAATAGAATTGAGAATGGGGAGAAGCATAAAACGCTTTTGTTCCTCTCGGACAATAGATATTGAATATCGTACCATTAAATCCTGTACCTTTTGCTGTTCCGCAAGAGCAAAAACTCCAATCGGTAACCTCTTTCCCAACAAACTTTTGTAAGTCTGACTTTGATAAACCTTTCACACCAAAGAAGCCTTCAACTCCTTCCCAACTTTCGTTACCGCGTTGTAGCCACATGTCTTTTTGGGTTATACTCTTTTCAAGTGCAGAATAAAGTGCTTTTATATGATCTTCGCCATATTCCCTATCTAAAGGTACATTCCCAACTCCTTTATAATGAGACCATCCCCAGTTACCATCATATCCACGCAAAGGTCTATTCATGTGGCCACTACCTCCAGTGTATGCCTTGCAACCAACATGTTCTTCTTGTGTCATGATATTATTCCAGAAAGCATTACTCTCGGCATCAAATAAGTTATGGCTCTCGGTTGGCGATTTACACCAAATAGCAGCATCCTTTCTTTTTTGTGAGTAGGCATTTGCATCGAAAGGAATAGAACTATTGTTTTTTATACCTCTCTTGGCTTTGAGATTTATCAATTGCTGCTTCTTCGCTTCGGCATCAGATAGAAGTTGCTTCGCAAGGTTTTTATCTTGTGCTATGATAGCATTTTTTAGATCGAAGATAATCTTGTGATAAGCCTTGCTCTGGGTGTTGTATGTCTTGACATCATTCCATGCGATAGCAATATTAGACCAATCTATTGCATCGTTAACTGTTGCAAGTTTCTTAAGATAAGCAGCCTGTGATACCTGCCAAGTGGAGTATTTTTGCTGCACACCATGCAAATTACCTCCTAAGAAGTCGTATGCTTCGAATTTCAACTTAGCCGCTTGCTTCTCCAACGTGAGGCCTTGCCACTGTGCGAGCTTGCTTTCAACAGCGTCATACACATCATGTAACTGCTTAGATGTGAACTGATGATGCCATTTGTTTACGTCAGGTATCAAGACAGAAAGCATTTCTTCATCAATACGTATATCATGAATCTGCTTTGCTAACAACTTGGCCTGTTCCCTTGCTTTCGCATAATCCGCAACATCAAGTGCTGCTTGTACGGCTGAAGCATCAGCTTCGCCATATTTAGCAGCCGTCTTTATCATGTTTGTTGCTACCTTGCGGTCAAGCCAGCTCATCTTCGTTTGATAACCCTGTTTGAAGCGATCAAAAATGCTCATGATCTCATCAGAGTTCTTCTTTTCTTTGATAGCCTGACGGATCGCATAATACCTATCGTATAAATCTGCACTTTTGATGTCTCCGACATACTTGCCGCCAGTCACCTTGTCGACAAGTGAGTTGTAGTAATCACGGCGGTGCTTATCCCATTTGCTCTGTATTTTGCTTTTCTGCTCTTCGGTTCGTTGTTCGTGCCTGAGCTTTGCTTTGGCGAGTATAGCTTCACGTGGAGAAATGGATGATATTCCCATGCGCTTAAGCTCATCGGCGTTCATCAGCCCTGCCCAGTATTTCGTATTGTTACGCAGATGCCATGCCAATTTTCCACGCTCGCCAGCTTTCACAATAGCGGCAGCATTTTCTTGTATATACTGTTTGTAAGCATCTGGCACATCGGTCACAGCAAATGGCGACACATAGTTGGTCATATCCTCTCCTGCCATCAAGCGCTTGTAGAACTGTTTTTTTTCTTCGCCATCAATCATGATAGGGTAGGAGGAACACATGCATTGTGGATGCCAACCTTCCCAATCAAAATCCTTGGGGTATCGCCCTTCTAAGTCGTCACAAATATCTTCATGAGGATGCTGCGGAGACGTATGGATATATTGTCCGATAACGAAAGGCTCTTTGCCCCACCTATCATTTCGCGCCTTATGATATGCGGCATTAATTTCTGTCCTTGCGACTCTGAGGGCGTTTTTCCTTGCCGAGCGATAAACGCCCATTCCCACTTTCTCTAATGGCTCTTCAACGAAGCGCACCTTGCCATCAATGATTCTACGCCTGCGCCAGGTGACGACATCTTTCTTCTGCCCGTTCTTTTGTACCTTAATGGTATGATAACGGCGATACATCATATCAGGGTTGTTAAGGTATCGACGCAAGGCTTTCCCTAACTCTTCGGCTGACGTTCCTTGTTTTAGGCCATCTGCGATTACATTGCTCATCGCCATTTCAAACTCGCCTTTAGTCTGTGAGCAGTAATTCCACACTGTCTGAGCAAGATTAAGACCAAGTTTTGCTTTTAATCGGTTGGAAATAAATGTTTCTGCGGCGGTTATTCTTGCTTGCCTTAATGCTTTATCAGATAGGATAGAAAACGCCCCAAGATCGGCGTTGTCGTGGTTGTACGCCAATGCTACGCCATCTGTGATGCCACTCTTGTAACACAAGATGCTGTTTTGGTAATAATCGTTGAAAATATCATCGAGCCGAGCTTTGAACTGCGGAAAGTTGTCAAAGTTGAAAAGTGCATCACTTTCGAGCACATCTTCTCCATAGCCAAGAGAAGTGAGCTTCTTGACATAATCGCTGTATAATCTGCCCAACCGCTTATTGTAGACGGCAAATAGCAAGTTTAGCTGCTCCTTTTCCTTTTTAGACGTTAAAGCCATTACTTCGATTTCCTGGTCGATTTAAAGAATTTTTCATTTGAGACCATTAGTATCTTAACAGGTACGGTATTCTTGCCATTAATCTTTGCAGCCGCAGCTCTGTGATTTCCGTCGACCAAGATAACCTTATTTGTGCCAGAAATACCAAAGCCCACTATGCCGTCGTAATTCTCTTTCGACATATATTTTGCGACCTGTTCTTTATTGAGATAGTTCTGAACAGAAATTAGTTTATCCACATCCGCATTGACAGTATAACCGTTTTTTTGGATTGCACTAACAACTTTGTCGTGGTTTATGTCATATAAATCTTTTGAGTTTGTTATTTGCTTTTCTATTTTAAGAAAATCGGTTTGCTCTGTAATATTCTTTAATTTAATAAAGACCTTTTCATTAGAAAAACCATCTGCATACAAGCTGTCTATCTTCTTAATCTGGTTACTTAGTGACCCTTTTGATGGGTACTTTGTTCTTGTGCCTCCGCTGTTTTTTGCCATAACTATTCCTCCTCCTCTTCGCTTGATGCGGATTGACTACCTGATGCACTGCTGCCGAGTCCTGAAAGTGCTGCCGCTTGCGCAAGACTTTCTTGTTGCTCCTCTTTCATTTCTTCCTCGATCTTATCTGGGTCGTCGTTGAGAGGATTTAGTTCAATGGCTCGACGATTTGACGTTGATTGCTTGCCGCCATTCGAAGAAGTGATGAGTTGCAAGAGCTCCACATCATTCTTGGGCAAGTATGGCTTAAAGACAGGTTCGAAATCAATGTTCCTTGCTACATCTTCGCTGATACCTTTAACATAAGCTCCAGCATGACAAATAGCGTTTGCCACAATATTGCTACGGCGTGTGAACATTTCACCGAACATTTCTGTCTTTGCATCGGCTTTCATGTACGGGGCGGTGAACATCAGACGAATAGCTGCACCCGAGGTATTGCTACCTAACGTCTTCATGTTCTCAAAGCTGATGTCAGCCGTTGAGGTGAATGAATATATGATATTGAACAGATAAGCAATCTCTCCCTTAACGCTCTCAGGCGATCTGTCCCATGAAAGCACACGCATGTCGGCCTGATCTCCTCCTAGGAAAACTGTGCCTTGCTCGCCTTTCTCGGCGAATCCTTCAAGGCGGCCCTTGACAAAGTATTTAGGCGTACCGAAATACTTGCTTTTCTTTTTGTCGTTAATTATCAAAGAGTTATGCGGTTTATTATAGTCACGTGCGCAAATAACGTGAATAAAAGTAACAGGATTTAAGTTATTATTGTCCGTTTTTCTGCCTGTCGGGTTTTCTCCACAAATTAGTATAACTTATCATCTGAATAAGGAAAGCCGCTCAAATAAGCTTAAAATCATTTGTGAGCTTGTTTACTCATTTAGGACTTTTGTCTGCCCGGCGTTTTCGTTAATTTGTATCTTTGTGTTCGGAAGGTAGTGGCACGTCCTGCTTGCTTGAAATAATGGAACGTGTGAAGATTAGTACCACGTTTGCCACTACCTTTCATTTATTGTGGTTTTTTCTCATGCTACAATATAAATAAAGCCGCCACGGAATTTCTTACCCTGTGGCGGCTTTTATTTGTGTTAACTTACTACTTTCCACAAATGTCTGTTATTCCCCTGTTATTAACAGGATAGAATTATCGCCAAAAATCTTTGGCGATTTTCTTCAATTCGGACATATCGTCTTTGATTTGGAACAAATTGTTAGTATTTTTGTTAATAGCTTGCAACTGTTCCAGTCCTTGGTATTGAATATCTCTCATTTCTGATATATTATCAGCAATGTTTTGTGAAGTTTCACGCATGGCAGACACATCCACGGCAATTGCTGCCCGTGTGTCGTTGCCTTGCTCAACCGCTATTTGCACGGCATAGCCTATTCCAATAAGACTACTTGCTTGATCTACGGTAATAGCTTCAATGGCCTTTCCTGTAGCGGTTTGCTCCGATTGTGCATCTTTGTAGCCAGTGATTTGCGAAATGTTATCACGGACTTCCATTCCTTTCTCCACCAAGGCATCATACTCTTTCTTTAATTCGTCAATGTCATCTTTGGACATCGTGCCTTCTTGCATCTTGGCTCCCCATTTTTCGTACAACCCTTTTAGGTCAGTGTCAAGAATATCCGAAAGGCTATATTGCAACATGGACTTTTGCATCATCGTGGCAAAGTCGTTTGAAAAATCCTTTGCCGATTTGCTCATATCCATCAAGTTGGAAATGAAATCGTTGCGCATGGAAGAAAACGAAACTTGCGTTAGGCTTTCATTTATAGCGTCTGTAAGCTCTTCCAACTTGCCTGCTTGGTTGATATAGTCGTCCAGCTTGCCTGTGAGCCGTTCTCCATAGCCACCTTTTCCTGTGTTCTTGATATAGTCCCAAATGTCAACGTTACCACGGAGTTTTTTCATTTCCTCGGGTGTAAGGCTCCAAATGTCTCCGTTGAAATTCTCTTTTACGTGCTTCTTAATCCATTCTGTTTGGGCTTCGGTAAAACCATTCCAGTAATAATCCCATGAATGGTGTCCTCCATGGTAGCTCGCTTGCGCTTGCGCTATTTTTTTATAGTTGTCGTTCTGCTCTTCTTGCAAGCTATATGAATCCTTATAGGCTTCAACCGACTTGGCACCACTCGTGTTCTTGATAGTGTCATTCAAATCCTCCAAAGATTGCTGCAAGTCTTTGTTTCTGTCGGATAGTTTGTCAATGGCCTTTTGTACTTTCTCCGCATTTCCGTTTTTAAACCATCCAGTAATATCAATTGCGCCAAAGGTAGACATTTTAAGGGCGTTGGCTGTAGTCTCATAAATGCTATCTTTAAGCAATGTCCCAATAAGTTTGAAAATGTTTTCAAACAAAGTCTTTATAAGTTCTCCAGACGCAAGTTGCGTTAATATTCCATCTATCGCACCAATTATCTTATCAAAAAGTTGGTTAATGAAGTCTGAAGGATTGTTGCCCAAAGCGTCCATCAAAGTTAAAATCGCACCAACAAGGCCTCCGACTTTACCTCCGAGATGTTATTTGTCTTCCAAGATTTTCTACTATGTTTCCATAGGTTTCAAAAGCCTTGTTACTCTGCTCCGGCGACATTTCGCCCGTAATTCCCTTACTGAACGCATCTTGAGCCAAATGTAACGCTTCTTGCTGTTTCTCTGTTAGCTTGCTGGCCTCTTCCGATAGCTGTTGAAGTCGTTCGTTTGCGCTCTCTTTGGCTCGCAAATACTCATCTTCTGTAACTTTGCCTTCTTGCAAACGTTGCGTAACACGATCCAAGGCCGCGGCCTCTTCGTTTGCTGCTGTAACGTGTTGGTTGCTTGCGTCTGTTGCTTGTTTAATTGCATCGGCATTCGCTTGTACCTTTTGGGTCTCGTCACCGATATTTAGTGCATTTGAGGCATGAGCCGTTGCCTCCGTTCCAACGGCCAAAGCTGCTGCGGCATGGGCTGTTGCACTTACTCCAGTTGCAACATTTGAAATGCTGCGTCCTGCGTTTGCTATATCAAAGGCCGAGGTTAAAGTGGTAACAACTTGCTGCGTTTCCGAAAACGTGGCCGTAAGACTTTCATAAGTTTCGTTAAGCCTTCCAAGTGTTTTGTAATGACCATCTAAAACCTTGTTTAAGTCCTTCCATTCGTCTGTGCCTGTCTGTGCCTTCGAAATCCTTTGTTTTATGCTTTCGATAGATTGTGTAACGTTATCTATCTCGCCCGAAACGCTCTTAATTGCTTGTGGTGTCGTTTCAAGCTTCTTTTGATATTCGGAAATCGCATCCGAAATGGTTTTGAAAGCCTGTTGTGCCTTCTCGCTTCCTGTGTCCGTACTCTTTGCTATCTCATTCCAAGCCACTTGCAATTTGCTTTGCAAGTCTGTTGTGTCGTAGCCAAGTTTTTGAAGTTTTTTTTCTAAATCTTCAAACGCTTGGAACATATCATTCGCATCAAGTTGGGCCGAAATTCCTAAAATTTCATCTGCTGCCATATCTTGTTACCCTTTATTATGTTTAATAATTTGTTGTGTCTTCTCTTCTGCGTTTCCTAATGTAAAGGTACAAAAAGCACACAATTTCGCAAGTAAAATATAAATAATCAGTAAACTAATTTTTAGAATATCACTTACAATTGTGCGCTTTTACTTGAAACCAATGCTTTCAATACTTCTTTTGGAAGTATATTCTTTAACTCTTTGGCAACGACAAATGCCGTACTGGCGCAAATAAGCACGTTTTCATTATTTACGCCTTGTGCGTTGTACTTGTGCAATACATAGTTTGCGCCTTGTCTGTCAATTATTACTTTTATACTCATCGGGTTATTTTGTTAGGATTTCACGACCAAGCGGTTATCCTCGCTTAGGCTTGTAACTTATCACCTGTCGGAATAAAACCGCTTAGCCGTGAAAAAATCATGTTCAAACCTTATCCAATTCTAAAACGTGCAATACCATACTTATTGATCGCGTCTTTAATATCATCGTTGATCGGATATGGCAGTGAGTCCTCTTCAACCTCCATTACTTGTAGCGTTGGTGTTACGCTGTAAAAACTATCCTTGAAAAGAACGTCCAACGTATCATAGCTAAACCCAAGGACAATATCCGTGCCCTTCAAGTCAGAAAGAACGGCACCGTTCTTGATGTCCTCAGAAAGCGTGGAAACGGTTAGCGTGTCTTTGTCGGCTGCGTGTGCGATACCAGTAATTGCGATATTCCCCAAAGCGTCACCAACTTTTAGCAAGTGGTTTGTGGCCACCTCCAAAGTCGTTGAACCGCTTTTAGCCTCGGCCACAACCTTGCAAGTCTTCAAAACAACGGCCTTGCCGTCCTCTTTGCGGAGTTTGAAAACCACGCCTTTCGGCAGCCATTGCAAATTCTCGGGAAGATTGCTTGTTTCAAGATCATAGCCGCCTTGTCTGCGCACGCATTGTTCTTCCCACCAAACTGCCTCTTGGATAGATTGAGGCTTATAGCCTCTAAAAAACATACCTGAATTTGTCATAACTAAAATATTAAAATGTTGTCAAATGTTATTTGTTAACATGACGATCAGAAAAGCCCTTCATGTTCTTAATAAAGTCCAATTTATCGGCCTCCTGTTCTGCCTCATCCTCTTTTGCTGGGTCTTTAATCAAGCCCAACAACACGGCCACACGCTTGCGGCTCTCGCCATAGTCTTCATCTATTGGCTGCGCCTCTATTAAAGACGGGTTATCCACCATGCGCTCGGCCTCTTCCTTGTGTTCTCCTTCAAACAAGCCGTTTGCGAGTTTTTCCCTTAACTCTTCAAGCGTGCGGTTTCTTGCTGCCTCTTCGGCTTTGGCTTGATAGGTTGATAACTCTTTTCGCAAAGTGTTCAAGGCGTTTTCATAACGCTTTTTGTCCCTCTCTGCTGCTGTTGTTGCTGGCTTTATGCCTTTTGCCTTCTCCTGTTCCTCAAACGTTTTGCGTAACTGCCCAAAACGTCCTCCATAATCTTCTGCCATCTTGTTTTTCTCCTACTTTGTTAAATGTATAAAGAATAATCCACGAATTGTGGCTCCAATTCTCCGCTCCCATCTTCCTTGCTCTTGAAAAGATTTCCGATTTCTTGCATCGTGCGTGGCCAAACGGAATTAGGGAAATGTTTCAAAAAGCGTGTGATTGCTGCCGCTGCCTGTTTATGGTCTTGCCATGCGGCAAATTGCTCTTCGGTTCTTATCCAAAAGCCTGTTGCCTCCTCGGCAAGTCTCTCCAAGTCTTCGGGCAGTCCCAACGTCCCATTGGCGAATACAAACAATTTCCTAAATTTCTCTTGATTGTTGATTTCGTCAAACTTGGCACGCTCCTGTAGGATTTCATCCTTCATGGCTTCAAGATCGGCACGCATGGAACGTTCCACCGTGTCTTTAATCATCTGGGATTTCAAACCTTCGAGTTCATTATGAACCATCTTTTTGAAAGCCTCATCCAAGTGCTCGCAATTCTCGCACGTCTCAACTTCCGCGCCCGTGCTTATAACCTTGCGCATCGTAAGGCTATCCGTTATTGTGCCTTTGTCTACGGGCAAGCCTTTGGCTCGCAATATCTCGGCGATTGCTTGTGCCTCATTAAATAGGGCTTGAACGGAATAAATGTAATTGTTCTTTGCCACTTCGTTGCATCCCAAGAATACAGGTGCGCTAAACGTTGGCGCGCTTTGTTCGTTGGTTGCATCCTCTTTAATTGGTGCTTTTTTGTTTCTCATCTTGTTTATTTTTTATAATTTAATGTTGTTTTATCTCGTCTGCTATAACTTCCACCACCTTGCTTTGTGCTTTGAATAATAGATCGTAGCATCCTTTCTCCACGTTCTTTTCCACCTCACACCATCGCTTTGTATGCCACGCCGCCTTTTTTATGAAAGCCTCCAGCATTTGCCTAAGCGTAAAAAAGCCCTCGGCAAGTGCAAAGTTATCATCGAGTAATACCCAAGCCTGCCTACCATCGTCCGACACCTTGAAAGTAATATCTATCCCATCTATATTCTTTGTTATAAACTTCATGCCGTTTCCTTATTTATACACGAAAATTGTTATCATACCTTATCCAAGGTCATTTTCCGCCCTGTGTCTTCGATATAGCCAACGCCTTCAAGTGCTTCCTTGCGCTCCTTCTCGTCTTCTATTTCTTGATACATCTTTTCGATTTCCTTAAAGTCCTCAACCTTCGCCATATAAATAACTTGTGTTGTTTCCACTTCAAAGAAATTGGAAAGCCTGTTCTTTTGCTCATCCGTGATATAACCACGGGTTAAGACTTCAAGTAATAGGCGTTTGCAGTCGTAGGAAATTGGCGTTACCTTTTCGTCCTTATTCATCGTTCAAAATGTTATCTTGTAATTGTCCGATGATATTATCCACTTGCTCGTCTGAAAGTTGTGAGAAATTAACGTCCGCTTTAACTCTTGCTTCTGTTTGCTTTGGTATCACATAGGGCATAAGTTGCGTTATTACTCGCCACTTGTCTTTGTTCGGCAAGTTTCGGAAATTCTCTGCCATCGTTTGGGCGTTTGCTCCTATTAGGGATATTATCCAATCTCTAATATATTCGGTTTTCTTGCTTCGGCTTCCCTTTGGTCGCCCAGTTGGGTTTCCCGATTTGCCTTTTGTAAATTGTGCCATATCTTTAGCTCCTTTCTTTTTTGCTTCTTGTGTTTTATGACTTGTGCAATATGATCAATACCTCCCCGTCCTGTTCTTCTGTCTTGTTAAAATTGTTTTTCATGTCAGCCGAACGGACTTCCAAAACAGAAAACCCGATCTCCTCTGCTATCTTCTTGCCGTCTTCAAGGAGTGGGTAACGCTGTGAGCCTACTTGCAAGCAAAATACCGCATCATGTTTGAGCGCATCGAAAACCTTGTGTATCAAAACACGGTAAAAGTTATCTCGCCACAACTGGTAGCTTTCGTTTGTTTCTCGGCTTTGCTCGCCTCCCAAATACTTCTCCGTATCAAAGTAAGGAGGCGAGGTTAGCGCAAAATCGAAATACCCGTCTTGGAGCGGTTGTTTTTCAAAAGGTGAGCAATTAAGCGTTACCGCCTTTTCGTGCTCTGTATACCCTCGGAAAGTGCTCCAAATAGCTTTGCATCCCTCTATTTGGTAGGGCGAGGCATCCGTTCCGTTATACTCTCCTGCTTGCGAGGCGAGAAAGCCGACCAAACGGCCGCCCCATCCTGCGCACGGATCAAGAACCCGTCCACCCATAGGACAAAACTCATTAATTAAAGACTGTGCAAGGTTTGCTGGAAAGTCAAGTGGCATTTTTGCGCCACTGAAAGCAAGTGAGCCGCTTATAAGTGCTTTGAACCTATCAGCGCACACGAAGCGTAGCCTTTCGGCTTTTGCCTCATCGTTGCAAATGCGCTGCAACCCTTCAAAAGTACTAAATTGGTCGCCTACGGTCTTAAACTGCTGCGGATGGAAGGCAAGCGAGTTATAGCGTGGATATTCCTTGCCATAATACGCAAATTTGATAAAGTCAAATAATGCGGCATGGGGCGTAATGAAGGAGAAACCACCCAGTTTGTCAAACTGCTCCAAAAGTTCTTTTGCCACGCCCTTTGTTGCCTTGTTTAAGAGTTCTTCAACCTCTGGCCGCTGCTCTTCTTTCTGCTGCTCTTCTTCGTCAAAGTTTCCTTCAAGTGGTGGCAAATCTTCTTCTTTGAAATCTTCGGGCATATCAAAAGCCCATTCTTTCAACTCTTCGGGTTCCCATTCGTTGGCTATGTCGTCCCAGTTGATTTGCCCATAAGCCATGTTATCTTTTAATGCGTATTCCCTTAGCTTCTTCTTTGTTGTTGATTTGGGGAACACATAACATGGCACTTCGTGCATCTGTAATTCTTTGCACGCACGCAAGCGCATATTTCCACCAATAACGATATAATTTCCGTTTTTCAACGGATAAACCTTCAACGTGTTTGCCCTAAGGAACTCGGGGGAGTCTTTAATGCTCTGTTTCAAGTCCGCAAATTTATCATCGTGGATAAATCTCGGGTTTTTCGGCACGCCTGTTAACTGCCCTTCGTTTAGCTCCAGTTTGTTGAGCTTCAAAGTTATGTAATCTCCTTTATTTGCTCTCATTTCCTTTTGTCTGTTTTAATGAATATTCGGCCACACGCTTTTTGTTTCTGTCTACCATTTCAGTTTGTATGTTATAGCCTCGGCCTCTAAGCCTAAAGATAATGCTTGATAGCCTAAGGCTGCCGCATATCCGAAACGCTTCCAGTGCTGTGATTTTATCGCCGTCTTGCAAGCGTTCAAGTATGATCTTTGTTTGTGTGTCTTTTTCCATCGTCTTGCTTCTTGATAGTTATTTTCTTTGGAAACCCTCTCCAAGGGGTTCTCCCTTCTCGGACGTGTAATTTATCATCCTACACAAGGAAAACCCCTTGGAGCGCAAAATCATCATCAACCGCTATTCGTTCGGCTCTTGTGGCTCTTCGTCCTGCGGTGTTGGCTTTGATCGGCTTATATATGCTATTTCTTGGCCATCCTCCGCCTCAACTTCTTGCGCTGTTGTTAGTGTTTCATCTAACTTTGCGGCAAACATAGTGCAAAGCAAAGTTTGCATTTCTCGCAAATGCGTGCAAACCTTGTAAACTTCGGTTGGCGCGTTGTCAAAGTTGGCTAATCTATTAACCTCCTTTCTTAGTCTGTTTGTAAGTGCCAAAACATATCGGATGTCCTTGCACTCTTCCGAGTTCATAGCGTTCTTTACTTTCATTCTTTCCTCTGTTTTAGTTGTTACTATATTTAGTAAGATTGTGGCGCATAGGCATCCATTATCTCTTGTGCGTGCGCCACTGAAACGATTCCGCATTTAACCAAGCCGCCTTCTAACAAGTTATCTCCACGGGCTGCTGCCGTCTTTAGGTAGTATTCCAAGGCTGCTTTTCCAACAAGCTTCTTGCCCTTCTGTTGCGGCTCTTGTTGCTTCGGCTTGTTGGCTTCTTCAACCATTTTCTTATGCTTGAGGTACAAAGGGAATTTCTTGGAGTAGTCTGAAATATCTTCGTTGCTCGTATACCTGTCCTTATAGGTGTCTCGGTACGCATCACAAAATAGAATTAGATCGTACATCGTGCATTGTGTGCCGTGCCTTGCAATAAATCTTTCAACTGCGGCATAAAATAACGTGTCGTTAAAGTTGCCCTTTGCGCCTCCCATCTGAAAAAGTGCCGAAAAGTTCATGCCAACGATTGTACGGCAAAGCCCTTTTTGCTTATACACTTCATCTACTTGCGACAAGGTAACACATGGCGCGTTTACCAAAACGCTCTCATTCGCTGTTGCATCGTGCCACTTGCTGATCGTGAAATTTTTAATCAGTGCTTCGGCTGTCGGGTAGTACTTTAAGAAGGCTTGCGCGGTTGCCTGCTGAAACGCTGAAAACTTGGGGCGTTTAATTGTCGTTTCATTCTTGCATTGGTCGGATTTCGCTAAACATTCTTGCGACTGCTTGCGCGTTCCGTTCGATATTGATTTGTTGTTGGGTCTTTCCGAATTGTTGCCCGTTGTTACTTCCATAATTGCTCGCGTTTTGATTGTCAATACTTGGTGTTTCATATTCACCTTCCCAACACTTTCCGTTAAGATAAGAAGAGGGGAGCATTTGATATTCCGTTTTGGTTGCCCAATTTTCTTTCTTTGCTCTATATCGTATATATGAAACATATTGCGAAACCTTTTCCATCGCAAGTGCTTTCTCCTCTTCTTTGAGTTTACTCCACGCTTTTCTTGCTTCTTTTGGCTTTTTCTTGTTGCCAAAGGCTTCATAAAACTCCTCAAACGGATATTTTTCTACGTTCTCAGCATCGGCAAAAATTGTCCCTTCCTCGGTCTGCGTCTTCTGCTTCTTCTTTTTATCATTCTCCCACCTAAGCTTTATGGCTTTTCTTCCATCATCGCTTTTTTTCTTGGCATTCTCATAACGTTCATTTCTTCGCTTATTTGTTCTGAAAGTCAAATAATCGAATTGGAATTGATTGTCGGGAGATAAATATTTCTCGTATTCATTACCTCTGAAAAACTCCCACCAAGCCCTCATAAGTTTTGCAAATGGAACATCTTCCATTTGCTCCAGCATATTATAGTCCTCTTTTTCGAGTTCCAAAGGAAAATCTTCGATATTTATTTCTTTCTTTGCCATAGGCTCAAATTTTATCTAATTCCACGTAGCCGCTATCCATAAGAATACCAAGAAACACGAAACTTTCAAGTTGTGGCATTTCTGGTATATCTTCTCCTTTCATAAAAAGGAAGCAAGCTCGTGAAACGGTTCTTAACTGCTTCGGTGTCATAATGCGCATAAAATACGCAAAACGACTTGTTACCGACAAGCCTTGGCGGTTGCCGTCTTTGTCGAATTCCTCAAACGGCTTTATATATTTCATTTCAGATATTTTCATACGCAAATATTTTTAGATATGTTGTCCTACGTAATCTATAATATATCTACCCATTTGTATGCCTTTATTGTCTATAACATTTAGCATAGCTTTAACCATTGGGTCTTTAGCGTTCTCGGCTTCTGTACCAATATCGCTCAATATACATTTATCCAAGGCTTGGAAAATGCTTTTTAGCTGTTCTCCTGTCAGTTGTGCGAGTATTGAAACTAAATTGCTATCAATACATAAATATTCATCTGAAGGATTTACCACTACCGTATGTTCCACTTCGTGTTGTGTCAGATAAGGGCACGAAATATTGTCCATACGTTCGTATCTTTCGTGTGGCGTTGTTCTCAACTTCGAATACTCTTCTTTACTCATTCTTTAATCTCCTTTTTTGCGTTAAGCAAATTATTCACTTGTGCGAATTACTGAAGGCTTCGCAACTCCACCTTGCTCTGCTCTTCTGCGAGTGAAGGAACACGCTCCGCCATCATATAGGCTTTAAGGTCTTCAATCGCAAAATAGGTGCGTTTGCTCTTGGATTTGTAGCAAGTAATTTTCTTGCGCCAAACCATATTGCGCAAAGTTGTTTCCTTCAATCCTGTGTATTCGGCAGCCTCTCGCAATGTTAATACGTCTTTTGTCATATATTACTATACTTTATTAGTTTGTTAAACTTTTCGGGTGCAAAGCTAATAGAAATAATTAGTAACGTCAAATAAACTAATGATATATTTTATTATTTAACGTCCGTTAACTTAGTGTAGGTTATTCGCCTGTGTTGGGGTGCTTATGTTATTTGCAAAGGATTTCGCTTTGGAGGGGTTATCCCGTCTCGGGCTATAAACTATAAGCAAAGCTAAAAACAACCCCATGGAAGCGTTGGAACTGGGTTTCCGCAAAATTGTGGGTATATAGTGGCGCATCATTCAAAGAAGCATCTCAGAAAAGATTAAAACATAACACTTGCTATTCAAAGATACACCTTATTATAATAAGATGATACGAACCTATACGAACCTATACGAACCTATACGAACCTATACGAACCTATACGAACCTATACGCCCGTATATCGTGTTGATTTTCAGACGTTTATCCACAAAATCGACTAAAATAAATATAATATATAATATCTTCTTTAATTTTAATATTAAATAATTATTAGTTAGTTTATTTTTTTCTCTTTTTTCTTTTTGGTTCTTTTTCGTTTTTCAAAATCAAAAAAATCGTCTGTTTCGTGTTCTTGCTTTTGCATTAAGTCGGGCGGCTCTATCTGAAACACTTCTTTTGCATCTATCAAGCGAGAAAAGACGGAAAGCGGTTTCCTTTCGTCCTAAGCGGTTATTTCTTACCAAACCTTATAGTTTATCATCTTGCGTAATACAGCCCGTTGTGTGCGTACACAAATAAGCGTGGGGCGTTTTCTGCTGTGTTCTATGAAACACCACCTACACAAAAGAAAAGCAAGCCGCCAAAAAAAATGACGGCTTGCCCAAATCTCAAAGAAGAAACTTCTTAATGTCTGTTTTGCTCTTCTTTGATTGCATCGGCTTTAATTAGTGCATTGGTCTCCACCTCGTAGGCGTGCATTGTCCCCAGTGCTTTAAGTGCATTAAGCAAACCCTCCCTTGCCTTATCCACTTCATCCTTGCGGCGGTCGCCCTCCTCATAGTCGCCAAAGCAAACTTCAAGTTGCATCACAACGCTTGCCACGTTCTTCATCAATTCCAAAGCCTGTACCTCAGAAATACCGCTTACTTCGATCGTGTTCTCCTTGTTTGTTACGTTCTTCATCGTCTTATCTGTTTAATTGTTATTAATTACTCTTACTTGCAATAGAAAGAAAACTTAATGCCTCTTCTCAACTTGCAAACGCATTTATCTTCAAGGCTTGCAAACGCTCTCTTCAACATCTTGTTAAACATTGCGATGCCGATAATTGCGATTGCTCCAGCAACACCAACCAGCGTGTTAATCTTCTTGCCGTTGAAAACGCCATTTACCTTAATTCTGAAATTAGCGTTAATCTGCTTTGTGCTGTAATTTAGTTGCTCTTTCATTGTCTTGTTGTTCTTGTTTAACGTGTTATGTGATATTTACGCTTGCAAATTTACGTAATAGTTAAATAGTAGCCAAATATTTTTGAAGAAAAATTTAATTAAAGTGTAAATTTTATGGTTTTTCTTGCTGTTTTACGTAATTTTTAATATCTTTGCAAGCGCAAAATAATTCACGTAACACTTAAATATATGGTACATTACAGAATTAAAGAGATTTGTTCCGAAAAGGGTATAACCCAAAAAGAACTTGCAGCAAAGGTGGAACTTTCCACCACTTCATTAAGTCGTATTATTACAGGCGACCAAAAACCAAGTTTAGATACGTTGGAAAAGATTGCGTCCGCCTTAAATGTCGGTATTTCGGACTTGTTTGGGGATAGTGTTGCGAGTGATGCAAATACAATTATCTGTCCGCATTGTGGCAAGCGTATAAAGTTGAGCGTTGGCAAATAGCCTCATCTTATCATCAGAAAGCAAAGGGCACGGCCATTACTGGTCACGCCCTTTGCTGGTTTTCCACTTCCGCAAAATTCATATTGGCATGCAATACACAACATGGAAACAACACTATATGGCAAGCAAGATCGTTGAGGCTGTTTGTGCGGCTTCAAATATCCCATGGTATGTCCTTTGTTGCCCACAAAAGAAATCCGTGCCATCAAATATCGCTTTGGGCGTGTGTTGCGTCTTGTCGTGGGATGTCTCTATTCATCCTTGCATCATGGCGCAAGCCATACACCGAACACGGCAAAATATCATTAATCAAACTCGCAAATATCGTGGATATTTATCTTCGGGGGACGTGCTCGTATCTTCTCTATATAAGGAAGCTCGGGATATATTCGGAACACTCGTTGAGGCTTCCGAATAAGTGCGATGGTTAGTTATTTTCTCGGGATTTCGCTTTGGAGGGGTTATCCTCGCAAAGGTGTGTGATTTATCACCTAAAGCGAGAAAACCCCTCCAAAACCCTAAAACGTGCGCTTTCGTCCGTCTTGCGTCTTCGGTTAATGGTTTCTATTATCTGAGGTTCTGAAAAATTCGTCCTGTTTAAGTGTAGCCGCTGCGATTGATCGGTTTAATATCTTTGCGTAAATCTCGGTGGTTGCTAATCTTTCGTGCCCCATCATCTTTGCAACAATTTCAAGTGGCGTGTTATTGTTAAGCATCATCGTGGCAAACGTGTGCCTTGCAACGTGAAAGCAAACGTTTTTGCCTGTTATGCCTGCTCGCTTCGCCCATGTCTTCAAATGCTTGTTTGTTGCACCGTTCTTTGGTATGCCTTGAAATATTGGCGCATCGTCTTCCCCTGTGCGCTCTGGCAGAAAGGAAAGCCCTATTTGTGAAAGATAAACACGTATTTGCTTTTTGGTCTTCTTCATCGTCAAAAGAAAAAACTTGCCGTTATCGTCTTCTTTGAGTTCTGACCAACTCAAAGCTACAATATCACTCCAGCGCAAGCCTGTGAAGACTGAAAACAAAAACGCCCGTTTCATTTGCTCGTTTGAACACGGGGTTTGCACCAGCATTTTAACCTCCTCCACGCTCAAATATTCACGTGCTTCTTTATTCGGTTTTGGCTTCTCGTTCGGTTTTATATCAGCCATTGGAGACTTGCTCAAAATGCCATCTTTCACGGCTCTTGCCAATACTATACCAAGCATTTCAAAAAGCCGTGCTTGCGTGTTTTGTGTAATGTGCTTGCGCTTTATTGTCGTTACTCTTGAAATTGCTTCATTGCGCAAATATGCAATAAAGCCTTCAAACCAAGCCTTGTTAATAAGCGAAATTTTAATTGTAGCCGTGCGGTACGTTTCGATATGGTGCAAAAGCATATCCAAGGAAACCCTTGTTTGCTTTGAAAACGTGTTGCTTTCGATCAGCAACCGCAAATAGTCCGATAATAAAACATTGCGCTTGCGTTGAGGCTCCAGCCCGTAGCCTCGTCTTATTGCGTCCGCGTTCCTTACTCCCTCCTCTGCTCTCGCCATGCGCAAAATCTCCATATTGCGTGCCTTGTCTTCTTCGTTCTTCTCGGGGTTGAGTAAGCCAACGGAGAAACGGATGGCCTTGCCGCTTGAAAATGAATAAAGGAAAAGTTGTACGTTGCCGCTCGGCAATTCTCTTGCCTTTAATGTTACCTTTCGGTTATCACTTTGTCCAGTTCTTCTTCCTCGTTTGCCTGTTGGCTTCGGGAGTGCATAGCCTTCAAAGATTTCTTGTGCTGTCTTAAAAAGTTTCTTTTTTGCCATAGCTTGCTTGCATTTTATGTTATCGTGTGTAAAGTTACTTCCTTTTTTTGAAACGTGCGCAATTAATGTGCAATAAAAAGTTATATAATAATTATATTTTGTGACATTCTTTGGTTTCTTCTGTTTTCTCTAATTTCACGTAAAGCCTTGTTATATATCATTTTATATAACTTTGTATAACTTTTCCAAAATATAGCATTATTTAGGCGTACCGAAGTAGTCGTTCGTGTCGCCCCAGTTGGATATACAGGTCTCAACGCGCTCAATGGCCCATTGCACATCTTCCCATTCGGCCTGATCCTGCCTATAATAAACGATAGGCACTTTTGTAAAACCATGAAGGCCTGATGCTCTCAGCTTCCATCCGCTACCCTTATCATTGACATACTGATAACACATCGTATTTGTGTATACGTCAAAATGCAACTCTGATGTTCCGAGCTCATCGTAAGTGTAATATTCGCGTGCGAAGCCGTCCATGACATGATAATCGTCGAAATGTGGGTATAGCTTATCGCCTCGCGAAGGGGAAAGCAGCATCACTTTTATATCGCCTCTTAGCTTGCCCTCAGCATCCGAGGGCTGATACCATAGCTCAGCAGCTTCACATTCGCTCATCACTGTGCGTGCAAGGCGTTTGTCGAAGTAGCGCATTTTATTATCATGGTAGCAGTGGTTGATAGCGTCAAAGAGTTGCTGTTGCTTACTATCCAGTTTCTTCACATCAACGCCATGCGATGTAGCTTTATAGATGACAGCATTCATCATCAAAAAGCCAACGACGAGATTCACGATGGATTTTTGCATAGGGATTGCGATACGCACAACCTCTACCGTTTTATTCTTGTAGAGCGGTTTGCCTGTAATCGGATCATTCTGACCTGTTGGTACTTTAATCTTTTTCTTAGGACGGAATTTCTCGTTGAATATTTTATGTAAAGATGGCTCCCATTGTTCATGCAATGTTTGCAAGGGTGAGCGAAACCCTTGTTTTTTCGCTGTCAATAAGCGATGCACATCATCCGCGTTAACGCTCAATACTATTTCTTCTATTGCTCTCATATCAAAAGTGTTTAGCACAAAAGTAGCTGAATGCTAACGCAATATAAGATTTCATGGCGTTTACGTGTAAACAAATTGCTAATCTTAAAAAAATATTAAAACAACCTCTTGATCTAAATATTTTTTTTGAAAAACGCTTGCATATTTCAAAAAATACCATTAATTTTGCGATTGTTAAATAAAAAGAATACAATTATGAAGACTTTTAATATTACATTCGAAAGACAGCTTTTTCCTTGGAGCGAGGCTTACACTACTTCTCGCACGGCATCTGCTAAGGACTTGTTTGATGCAATGGATATGGCAGAAGATATTGCCGAGCGCAACACTCGCATTTTCAAGACTCAGGGAAACCGAGAGAGCTTTGTTGGCAAGATGACAATCTTGTCAGTGACCGAGATAAATAACAAATAACCATTAACAACAACGAATTATGAAGAAAGTAGAAATGACAGATTTTATCAATGGCGTGGCAACATTTAACGCTGATCCTTATTGCGTAGAGGATGAAGTTATGGCACAGGAGCTATTCGATGAGACACAAGGAGAGTTGGAGGAGATCACAGATGTTGATGATTACGAGGATGCGGTGCAGAAGCTGGATCTTGAAGGTCACACGCCTAAACACATCAATGCTGAGTTTATCGTTAACGGAAGCGAGTCCATCGCCGACTACATCATCCGGACTGCCGAGAACGGAACAGGCTACGAGGAATTTTTCGACGACGACGAGCTTGATGAGACAGGTGAGCCGTCACAGGTGCGGATTGACGTCCTGAAGGCCTACCTGAATCAGAATTACAACTATTTGCCCAACTTTCGTGATGGTAAGCGTAGGATCGTGCTTTGCAATATCATCGACTTTGACGAGTTCCAGGCAGAGTTTAACAGGCAGAAGGCAGAAAAGGAGCTGCCAATGCTACTGAATGATGCTGAGTGTGTGTTCGAGGATGGCAACTGCCTTATGTGGATTGACGACGACAACAACGTTGTCAACGCCGCCAAGAATTTCCTTCAGAGCAATAGAGTGAAGTTTATTGTCAAGAAGTCATAGACATTGTATGGTAAAGGCAATAGAGCATCGCGGTGGCGCGAGAAAAGGCGCTGGCCGCAAAAAACTTGGCAAGGCGACGTTATATGCCGCCATCCCGCATGATGCCTTGAACGAACTAAAAAAGCGCGCTAAAAGCGAAAATATGCTTGTTGGCGATTGGCTTGTAAAGCATCTTGGCTTATGAATATAGGCAAGGCCGGTTGAATACTTGCCTTGCTTTTATTTTGTGCGGCCTATATGCCAATGGTCGCACTCGTGACAGAAATACGCTACATACCCATCAAGCCTTTTCCGTTCAATGTACGCCACCGCTTCGACCGCACTATCAAACGGCTGCTTGGCAATCCCTTTCTTGTTATAATGCGACCGTTTGCGCTTTTCTCTTGGTCGCTTGTCATATATCCTCACCATAATCATTATATTAGATTTAAGATTTCACCAGCACTCATTCCACTTCCATAATCGCCTAATACCTTAGACATTACGACGTATCGAATAGCATCAATCCCGTGGTTATACATATCTATTGGCACATTTAGCCATTTGCCTTCCTTGTCTTGTCGCCACGTGTAATTATTGAACTCACGTCGTATGTTTGTTGATCGCTTGGTGATATGTATCTTATATTCGAGCATCTTCATGATACCTGCCTCGATAGAACCATTGAACTTCTTTACAGCCTTGATGTCGATGTTTGCATTATAAATCTCGTCTATCAAGCGTGGGTCGGCACACTCGGATATAATCTCAGTATTCCTTTTATCTTCTTTGAGCACACGAATGATGTCTGATGAGAGCATGTGCGTTTGATAACAAACTTCATCAATATAGATATTGTCTCCCCAAATATACACATCAACAATAGCGGTGGGGTCGTGCGCATATCCAAAGTCCATCCCTCGATAATGATGCCTATTAGCTTCAACGGGGATGTAATCATCTATGACAACGTTAGTGAAGATAAGCCCCTCCACCATCGAACGCAACCCAAGGCCATAGATGCGCCATAGGCTCGGGTTTTTCCATTTTAAGCTCTCAATTTCTGCAATAACTTTGGGTTCAAGGAATGGGTTATCCTTGTAAGTCGAAATGAACCAATACGTGGATTTCTCCTCGTTCACTTGATTTATCCAATGGTCTTCTGAGAAAGATGGGTTGTAGTCAAGGATAGAAAACTCCGATGTTCGCATCTGGAGCTGTTGCCATTCAAGAAAAGAAAGCTCATTCGCCTCATTGACAAACAATGTCTTACGTTTTGAACCACGCATCTTTTGTTCATCATCGGTTGAGAAAAATTCTATCCATGAGCCGTTTGGGAAGGTGTAGACAAACTCTGTCTTATTCATAGACCTATCATCCCACCAACCAAACGATAGCATGATATCTTTGAAGTCACGGTAAACAGAGCGTTTGATAGCAGGCATACCACCACGCACGATAGAAACGGTCTCGCCAGCAACGGAATGGCAAAGCAAGCAAAGAAACTGCACGACAGAATACGTCTTGGTCGATCGTGAGCTTCCTTGCAAAGAGACCGTTGTGAAGCCAGCCTCTTTAGCGGCTTTGACCTTCAAATAGTTCTTCCCTAAGAAGACGTGTGGCATGTATGTTTTTCCTTTCTTGTATGATTACTCCGCTGTCTTGTCAGGTTCTGCATCCTTGCGCTCTTTTTCCTTTTGTATTTCCGCAAGGACTTTGTTATATTCGTCCGTATTCGTGACCACATGCACTTGTAATGGATCTTGCTTAATCTGCTCGCCTTTGCTTGTAAGGTCAATGCGCTGTATTTTGCCGTATGCTCTGTCAACGACACGCTCGAGTATATCCATGCCTTTCTTGTCAAGTATACCCTTCGCAACAATACGCTGCATCATAGGACGTGTCTTGTCAGCAAGAACGGCTTTAAGCTCATCCTCGGGCAATGTTGCTATATATAGAAAAGACTCGGCTATGGTCTGTGCTGTTGGCACTTCGTAACCTTTTTCCTTCATTTCTGCAATGAACGTTGTCATTGTCTTGGGTTTAGGCGGTCGCCCTTTAGGATTGGTAATCTCGCCCTTTTTAAACTTGCCTTTTTCGAGATTGGCAAGTTGTTTCTTGCGCTTGCTTTCATTTTTTGATAGTGCCATATTATTTTCCTTCCTCCTTATATTTTCCTTTCATTATGTGTTTACCGCACATTTAAGCACGTTTATCGCTGTTTAAAGCCGATTTACGGCACATTTCGAGAATTTGCATATACTCCATCAGCTCACCACGACAAAGTATATTAGCACAAAGGCTAACAAAAGCGGTTGCTTTGTCGCTCTCGTTTATGCGCTTTATTTCACTTGCGCTCAATGTTAGCAAACACTCCATTACCGCCACTTTGTCCTTTGCAGGCAGCGATAATGAAATGTTTATGTTGAGCGCACGCTCAATGGTTGTTCTGATGGGTAAGGGTCTACTCATAATTATTTGTTTTTATTCATGCTTTTTGTTTTGCTGTTTGATTTATTATTATTATATTTGCAATGATTTATCTGTTGGGGTAACCTGATATGCGGGAGCTCCATTTCGGCAATAATATTGCGGATGAATCCAAGTTAGGGAGGCATATCCTCCGCTAACCATTTAATCTTGCCTCTTTTTCTTTTCTAATGTCATGCCTATGAACATGGCCATTAGAACCTACAACTATAATCCAATCAATTTTTTCTAAAGCTTTTTTTGGTGATTTTTGTATGAATCCATTTTCTCCATAAATTTGATTTTTTACATAGTTCTTATCAGCCAAAGGATTGTTCTGATATAAAACAACAGCTTTCACATTCTGAGTGCTTGCCTTTTCCAACTGCCTTTTGATGGTGTATTTGCCTGCTTCATTGATGGTCTTTATATCCATGGGAATGTTGTAAATACGTCCATCATTATGAGGTTCAAACTCTATTGTGGCACGTTCACTGTCAAGATACACTTTGTAGCCTTTGTTAGCGAGAAACAATGTAGCTTCTTTTTCTTTGTCAATCTCAGGATCTTTGACTTCATTATGCTCTTTGTTTGTTGCAACAAATCCGCCTGTCGGGTCGAAGTAGGAGCGCGAAACGTCATAAAATCCAGAGAGCATAAGACCATCAAATTCTTTTCTTCTTGTTGTTAAGGCCTTGGTATTATTTCTATAATTTCTCGTACCTCCACTGCTTTTTGCCATTATTAACCTTTGTATTTAAAAGAAACAGTCATTCGATTGAATGATGTTGATTTCTTGTTTTTGGAATTTTGTATTTTGCCTGTTTTACTGCCCTTTCCTGTTCTCGACAATTTTCTTGTTACTATCCACTTAGGAGATTTGCTTCTTGAATGTATAAATGCAGGTGCGCTTGATGTACACAGGTATGTATACCCTTTGTCTTTATACATTTGAGCTATTGCATCTGTCATGTGTCTTCCTATACCAACACCTTGATAATCTGGTAAAACGACAACTCTATGTTCTTTCCTCGCATTTTTTAATTTTGGGTGTGGGAAAGGAAGTATGGAGCAAAATCCTGCCAACTCACCATTTGCCAAGCAAACATATACATGTGCTGCCTTATTGTGATAATGACTCAGATAATGATACTTATAATTGTTTGATATTTTGTTCCATATTTTTTGTTTTTTTGAAGCTTTAGAACAATCCCCACTCGGCAAACTTCTCGAAGCCACCGACCTTGTTGATGTATTCTTTTGCTATCTCCACAATCTCGGAGTATGGCTTGCCGTCGACGGTTTCGTCACCGATAGCGCAAAACAACTCCACAGGCTTTTGTTCTTTTTGTGCCTTTAGAAAAGCGTAGATATTAACCGAGACATCTGCCTTCGATAGGTCTTTTCCGTGCAGTCCGCCACCCGTTACCGACTGGGCCATGTCAGAGCCGAGCTTGCGGTTCGTCGCTCCGCTGTCAACATCAGTGCCCCCAGTCCAGTCGCCCAGTGGATTGATAATGGCGGTAGGGTGGAGCTGTCTTAGCTCCTCTGTATTTGCATTGCTTTGGCAGATTATCAGCTCATCGCCGCCCAAGATGTACTTGCCGTCCGACGGATAGCGTTCGTATATATCGCGAGCAATTTGGCTCAGCTCCCTCTCTTCGTTAGTGATGGGCATGCCCTTGAAGATACCGTTGTCACCGCAACGGATAATACCATCTTGGTTCTTTGCAAGGTGCGCGTCCTGTGGCTTGACTACAAGGTTCAGTCGCAAATTGTCACAATTGGTGATGCGCTCCACGATTGTATAAACTTCTTCTTTAGAGAAAGCTACGCTACTTTCAATAATAACGTTAGCTACGCCATGTCCGATAAGGACTTCAACGGCTATTTTCGGACTGTCCTGCTTGGTGTAAGCAAGGTCAACGATAGCACCTGCAATGCGGTCTGCCACCTTGTCGGGGTGTTGTGGGTTTACTTTTTCTATCATTTCTAATTTTAATTTATGTAGTTAAACTTTGATTTTTTCAGCCTTTTTGCCTGTGTAGGTTTCCCAACGGTTGATTATCACATCACAATAATGAGGGTCAAGCTCCATTGAAAAACCGTTTCTGTTGAGTTGTTCGCACGCCATTATAGTCGTGCCGCTACCACCGAAGCTGTCGTAGACATTCCAGCCTTCCTGCGATGAGTTCTGGATAAGATATGCGAAAAGTGGAATAGGCTTCATGGTCGGATGTTCGATACTCTTTGTCGGTCGGTCAAACTCCATAACGGTCGTTTGTTTTCTATCACTGAACCAATTATGGCTCGCTCCCTTTTTCCAACCATACAGACAAGGTTCATGTCGCCATTGATAGTCTTGTCTTCCGAGTACCATAGAGTTCTTTACCCATATCAGATTCTCTCGCAGCTCCAGGTCTACCGTGTTGATAAGGGCTTTTCTGAACCAATAGGAGTAGCCGTCGCTGTGGAATATATAGAACGAAGCGCCTTTCTCCATATTAGCATTGGCAGCGTTGAATGCGTTTGTTAAAAACTCCTCGAATTTATCGTTGTCCATTTTGTCATTTAAGACGGTCAGTCCATCCTTGCGATGTTCTTCTGTTTCTGCGAAGTCATAACCGTAAGCCACATTATACGGTGGGTCTGTCAAATAGAGTTGGATGTTTGTTCCCCCGAGTAGTTTAGCAACTTGCGATGAGTCAGTAGAGTCACCACACATTAGTCTATGCCTGCCGAGCTGCCAAATATCCCCGAGCTTACATTTCGCTTCAATCTCATGCTCGTCCTCATCGTATGCGTCGTCTTCCGTTTCTTTGCGCTCTGGCATTTCTTCGACTGGCTCCGTGTCGGTCAAGAACGAGCAATCGACTCCCCATTCCTGCAAATCCTCTACTTCCCAATCTCCGTTGGCAAGCTCTTCCCAATCCCAATTACCAGCTTGAACGTTATCTTTGATAGCATACTCCTTGATTTTGGCAATAGGCACGTCCTTGTTGAGTTCAAAGCAAGGCAGCGCGTCAAAACCTTCTACACCTTCATTGTGCAGTTCTTGGCAGATACGCAAGCGCATGTTGCCGCAAATAACAACAAACTTGCCGCCCTCCATTGCGTATACCATAAGTGGCTTGTATTGCAACAGCTCGGGCGAGTCTTTAAGCGACTTTTTTAGCTTGTCGTGTTCTTCGCCTTTAAGGTAGCGAGGATTCTTAGGAATGCCTACAATCTGACCTTCATTGAGTTCCAGGCACATTATGTTGATAACTTCCTTTGTGCCTAACTCGTTAAGTTGTTTATTTTTCCTTTTAACCATGTTTATTCGCTTTTAATTAATGTTTAAGGCAAAGTTAAGCAGATTTATCAAGGTTTATAAGGATTTATCGGTTTCTGTGTAAACAATTGGGTAGGAGGTAAATGCTAATTATAAAAGGCATTTGCCTCCTATTTTCACATTTACCGACATCCCACACCACCGTACGTGCGGTTCCGCATACGGCGGTTTCGTGCTTTCTCATCCCACGATGTGTGGCAAGTTGTTTTCAGCCATCCCTTCGAGATACGTCACTTCTATTCTATTGTCGGATTCCGTCCTATCGTGTGAATAGAGAGCTCCTTTTCGGACATCTGACTACAAAAGACTCTCAAGGTAGCAGTCATTTACTGTTGCACTGCACGATTCAGTCCTTCCCTATAGACAGCCCGTGTCTTGGGTACTATGACCTCTGCTGACTTCTCACGGCAAGCTTTACTCCGTCATGGTGCATCGAATAACTCATCTTCACCCATGCGTCCGTGAGACCTCACTAGTTAAGCATGTTGTCTTTCCATCTTATACCCACTTGATTTACTACTTGTAGTTCCGAGTAGTTATTGGACTTTGACTCTTTTTGCAGCCTTATCCCTACAAGCAGCCTTATATCAAGTTTCTGTGCGTTGGGTCAGATGTTTGCCGCTGACTTCTTTCAGATTCTGCGTCACCACGGACACCCTTGTCTCTCTGGCTGGACGATTCCCACTACTATGGCTCGTTAGGGACTTGCACCCATTAGACAACACACATGCTAGTCAAACAAAAAGGGCACGCTGCATTTTCTGTGCGTACCCTTGATATAGTTATATTTTTTTCTATTTATTTGTTTAACAAATTTAGCAATGCTTTACGTACAGTCTTCTGAACCTGTGATTTTGTTCTTGTAGTCGCCATACCATAAGAACCACTATTTGTAAACACATCACGTCCTAAAGAATATCCATCTGATGTTCTAAAAATGTCAACGATATGTCTTTTATCGAATGAGACCTGATGGCTTATGCGATATTCCACATCCTTAATGCGTATATATTCAGAATGGTTTTGCTTTGGCAGCTTAAAGCTGTTTATCTCTTTTGTCTTTGCGCTTATATACTCGTCAGTATATTTAGTCTTTGCGCTTGCCTTGCTGCTTGTTCTGCTTGCGCTCGCTTTGTTTGCGCTTACTGTTCTTGTTGAACCACTACCTTTTCCCATAGCTTTGCGTATTAATATTATCTTTTGGCAAAGATATGGTAATAATACGAGGGTTAATAGAAAATATTAGATTGCGTGTAAACAAAAAGAGCCACCTATCACAGGCAGCTCTTCTTTGAAAAATCTAATGACTAAAACCAAATTAAACTCGTAACCTTGCGCAAAGGTACGCATATCATATCGGTTTTGTGAATCACTTGAATTTTGGCAATAAACAAATCGTTACTTTTGTTCCAACCGCTTAGTTTCTCGGCCGAAATCTTCGAGTTGGTGGCTGAAAGGAGTAAGCTCGTCAAGTTGTTTCTTTATCGAGAAGTCTTCTCCAAGAAAAGCGATGCTTTCGTGTATCTTTTTGAGAGCCTGTATCTTTTTCTTTGTAGTGACAACAGGGTTGATATACCGACAACCGGCATGAGTTTTGGCAAATTGCCGACAAAGGTCACCGCCTCCATAGATAACAAACAAAGGCTCGGCTCCATTGGCCCAGCTTTGAGCGATAGCATACTCGAACTCAAGATTATTCATCCGATCAGAATAGCCACGTGTCGCAAAAGAACGCCATCCGCGCGGAACACCAATCATGTTGAGCTGATACCACTTCTGCGCAACATTAAGGTCTACAAAAACGCGAATACCTTTCTCTTGCATAGCGCGTGCGAGCCATCTTTTCTTATACAAGGCTTGAATGCCGAAGGCAATAGGCGTTTCATTGAAAAGAGAAAAGTTTGGCTCAACGATGTTGCAAGGGTTGTGTTGTTTGAAAACCTTTTCAGGGTGCTCATAAACTGACACAAACCGATAATCGTCGGTGTAGAAATGCAATGTTCCTGAACCGTTCAGATTGTAGGTTCGCTTCTGTTCGCCAAAACATAGAAAAGGAATTTGGCATTCGGTGGCTTGCATGCGAAGATCGAGCGTAGGTATCTCCAGATCGTTATCGGTATGAAATAACTGGTCTGCTATCATTACTTCATTTAGCATCTTTCAATATGTTTAATTTGTTGATTATCTGGGTGTATATCGTGATCGTCCGAGGGTCTTTTGTTTTCAAATAACCTCTATACTTCCTTGTCTGATTTATGATATTCTGCCGTGAACGGCAAATCATCTTGGCTGCGAGTTTAGGATGAATGCAATAGTCGCGACATATCAGGCAGTATAGCCCCCGTAATGTATTAAGGTGCTCTGTCTTTTTGGGCGAAGTTAGCTGGAAAAACGACACTTTGCCTATTTCACAGATTGTCCGCATTATAGCATCGGATAACTCGTACTGTTCTAACACACTGAGGATCATAAGCCGATTACATTTGGTTTCGTGTGCAAAGATATAAAAAATTATTGAAACCTAATACAAACTATTAATAAATTAAAAATAATTATGATTTCATTTGCTTGAATGAATAGAAACTGTTAATTTTGCGGTGTGATTTAGGAGCGGCGAGCATATACAGCTCACCTTCTTGGAAATTACAAACCGAGTAGGATAGGTCGATGCCTATAAGGTTTACGAATGTTGGATTTACGTGGGAGCGAAAGCTTCACTAAATACGGGGCAGCAGTGAAAATCGACCTTCACTTGCTGCCTTTGCTTTAAAACAATGACTGAAATAAGGAGAAAAATATTGCACCAGATGTATCGCAATCCTAATATAAGGAAAGCGATTGCATTCTCCTTGTTTGTCAAATCACAAGTAGTTTCTTCGACTGTTCAGGAATGGACGATCAATAAGATGCACACCATCACTGGCGTGAGTGCTCTTGCTATTCGCGACAGATTGAGGACGTTACGCGAACTTGATCTTATTGAAGAGATCGGAATAGAAAAGAAACATCTTGTGTTCAAATCCTTGAAAAGTCACACTTCACACAGGAATGTTTCTATTCCCCTTGTTTCATTTGAAACTAATAATAAAATCAAGAAAAATGACAAAGCGCAAAACATAAAACAGATAGAGAATACGCTGTCTGTAATGCTTGTTATAGAAATCCAAAATCATAAAAACTTTGCAAAGCGAATGATTCGACAAAAGAGGAATCCTAATAACTTGGATAGCTTAAAGGATGCTCTGAAAGCCTGTAATCGTTATGCTTATAATGATAAGTTTTGTGAAAACGGTATCTCTTACAAGTATATAGCAAAGCAATTAGGTGTAGGCTTACAGAAAGCTTTTGATATTGTTTCTTATGCGATCAAAAACCAGATTTTAAGCAAAAAGAAGAATGTACAGAAAAAATATATATCATGTATCAAGTACATACAAGATATGATAAAGCCTAACTATACTTATATTAAAAGTAATTTTATATTCAAAATTAAAGCTAATTCGTATGCCATTATAGCTGGTATATATTAGTTTATGATTAACTAAGACTAAATATCATGGATCAGAAAACCACTATCGACTTTGTAGACAATGCTACCACACGAGAGGCATTGCGGTACATCCATCGTTTCACACTTGTTATCATGCGTAACCTGTTCAAAACTATAGACAGCGCTGCACACAGATGGCCATGGCAGCTCTCGGGCATTGTTCTTGCTGCATGCGTCATCACTGGTTACGTGCTTGTCGGTCAGGCGAGAGCGGAACGTGATTACTACAACAAGGAGAACTACCAGCTCACACAGGAGCTTAGCAAGTACAAGGCTGCGGTCGAAGAAGTAGGAGTAAGGAAGCCATGAGTTTTCATAAACCACACACTTGCGAACACTGCCTTATGTACGACCAAGTGGCAGGAGGGTGCAAGGAACAGGAGTCACCTAATTGGGGGGGGCAAATATCGCCATTCACTCCTGCTTGCCAGTGCTACATTTCGACAATAGCCGTGTATGCTAACAAAAACAGAGCAAAGCGATGGCGCAAGGTACGCACACTGGATGATATGTGCGACCCCACCGCAAGGCTTTATTAACTTTCAAATAACTATGAATAGAGAAGAGTTAAAAGATCTTTATGGAGATGAAATTTGTGAGTTGTGCCTCAAAAATTTCTTTACTAATAGAGCAACCCCTGAAACACTTTGTGAAGGTCGATATTGCGAAGACGCAGAAGATGAATTCGCAGATGAACATAATATAAAATTGAAGGATTGATTATGAATAGAGAAGAAGCGAAAATTATTTTACCCTTTGTGACAGCACTTGCTGAGGGTAGACAGGTCCAAACATTAGATTTTGATGAGGGAGACTGGACGGACATCGACGAAATTACGGTTGATTATTTCCTCTCGCACCCTCTTGAATACCGTATCAAGCCCGAGCCGACCTATCGTCCATTCCGTGATGGTGCGGAGTGTTGGGAGGCCATGCAGAAGCAGGATGCCTTCGGGTGGGTTAAACTCAAAATTGACCCACTTAATATGACAATCGGAATTGCCGAGGTCAACAAGTGCAACGTGTTCTTGTCAGGCTCTCGCTTTGAAGCTCCGTTTGACTACAAGGAAGCATTTGAAAAATTGATTTTTGCGGACGGTGAGCCGTTCGGCATGAAGGAGGAGTGATCATGATAGACAATAAGAAAATAGAAGATGCTGCAAAGTCATTGAGAAAAGATTTCAATGATGATGTAACACAAGGATTCCTTGTTGAGTTCGGATTTGAAAAAGGTGCTAAGTGGGCTATCAATGAGTTCTTGAAGGACTTGTGGCATCCTGCAAGTGAAGAACCAAACCTTAAACAAGGAGAAGTAGGCACTACCTGTTTAGTCAAATTCAAAGATGGAAGTATAGAGTTATGCACGTATTTCCTTAACGAATGGTGGACAGTGGAATATATGAGTCACAAAGAGGTCAAAAGAAATCTTAAAGAATGGCTATATATTGATGACTTACTAAAAGTAGGTGAATAATGAAAGAGCTTAAAGTTGGAGAAAAGATAACTCTTGAAGTTGCTGAGATAGATGGAGAATCTTGCAAAGACTGCATAGACTGCGAGAATATAATCTTTGTAGAAGTTAGAGAGCAAAGCGTATGAAAGCGTTATTAGCAATGATTGGTATGCAAACTGAATTGGAATATCAAATGGAGGATTTTCCTTTTAGGACTCCACGTATTAAATTTAATACTCCAAAAGGTTATAGACCTTCTGATAGGCAGAAACGTCAACCAAAAGTGCAGCATGAGTTCACTATCAAGGGTGTGAAGATTATGGCAGCTTCAAGGAAAGATGCCATAAAGAAGTATCATCATAAAAAGTAAGTCGTATGTGTCAGAGTAGATTTATTCCTGGAGATTTGGTAAGTGTTGGTGGCCAACCGTGCAGAGTGGAAGAGGTGTTTGTGACAGAGTGGTTTATTTTACCAACAAAAAAGGTGAGGTAAAGGCTCTTCATGGCGAATATGACCCTGTAACAAAAACCACAAGAACAAAGGTAGTAGAAACTTTATGTAACGAAGAATGACTATGAACAAAACAAATTTACATTCATCATTGCTTTTCTTAATGATTAAATTGGAAGAAGCAAAGAACAATTCGATGTCTGACAAGAACTTTGTTGCTGCATTGGCAGAAGTGCTCAGATATTTCCGTGACAATGGAGAGTTGAAGGCCGCTTACGAGCTTCGGAAAGAAGCTCTTGCCAATCTCAAGAACTCCTCCTGGTTTGCAACGCTTAAGGCCTGTTTGGAGACGCCAGCAAAAGACGGAACGCAATTTCTTCCCATAGACATGAAGGAGCTTGAAGCAAAACTGATGTCGGACGAGTACGTTGATAATAAAATTAAAGAAGTGCTCGGCGAATAAGCCGATATGCGCAGAAGGATTACTTATGGCATCCCCTGCGCATATTTTACTTTTTATTGTACAGAACGTAATCTATCACTTTTCTATTCGCTTCATCAACCTTTCTTTGGTCTTTTTGTATATATATTTCTGTAATTCTATGCCCTGTTTTATGTCCTAAGCAATCAGCAATTATATCTGTGCTAATTCCAATCTCATAAGCGATTGTAGCGAAAGAATGCCTTGCCCAATACAGTGTCATGCGCGGGATAGATAGTAACTCTGCTATTTTGGTTGCATTTGCATCAAATCGCATTGAAAAGCACTGATAATCTTTATAATTGTCGAGCAATGAAATTAGATATTTCTTCCCTTTATTTCTGTCAATAATCTCTTGGGCTTCGGGCTCAATCTTGATATTGTAAAGTGTCCCCGTCTTAGCTCTCTTGTATTTTATGCGCCCATTTTCAATGCGCTCCAATGAGGCAAGGTCTACGAGATTTATCCCCATAAGGAAGAAAGTCAAGAAGAACATGTCTTTGTATATCTGGAATTTTGATGGAAGACACGCTCTGTAAAACGTTCTTAATTGTTCGACAGATAAACTTCTCTTTTCAGTTTCTTCTGTTTTAATCTTATAATCAAGAAACACATCATCTATGATCACTTTCTTTTTTTTGGCATAAGAAATTATAGCTCGTATGTTTCTTAGCCTGTTTGCAATCGTATTCTGCCGATTCTTGTCATTTCTTTGTTTTTTCACAAATTCATCTAACCAATCAATATCGATTTCTTCAATAAGGAGAGTGTTGTAATCACAGAAGCTCTCTATCTTTTTCTTTGTAGAGATGTATATTTTTTTGGTGTTTTCACTGTTTTTTGTTGACAAGAATTCATCAAATAGAACACTAAAAAGATGCTTTTCTTCATTACCATCATCTTCGTTCAGAAGATACTTCTGCAGCTTTTTATTTGTATAATATCTAAGTTGCCCAGACTCTTGTAAGGCATAAACCTTTTCTTTGAGTATGGCTAACTTTTTCCCTAATTTTACATTGATGCTTTTCCTTTCAGCCAAAAGTTTTACCTTGCTGACTACTGGATCCCATTCCTCTTCACGTAGTTGGTATGGTGTACTCATATAGAAAGCCGTATCTTTTCGGGCTATCTTTATCTTGAGCGGATATTTCCCATTGTTGAGTTTTCTGCGCTTATCAAGTTTAATAGTTATTTTTATCATATTCGGTTTTAGTTTTTGCACGATATTTGCACGTTTTGTTGATGTAAACGCACTTTTTCGTTAATAAATGACACATTAGAACGATGCAAATATAGCAAACTTTTCATAAGAGTATAAGCAATATCGCAAAGTTTTAGTTTTTTTTGATAAATACGCCCCAGAAATTTTTGCCGCATATTTGCGGCAACTGCAAGAGGGCAACCGCAGGGCGGCAGCTGCCTTTTGCTTCCCTTGCTTTGCCCATCGCTTCCCATGCTTTGCCTTTGCTTGCTTTGCCTTTGCTTGCTTTGCCTTTTGCTTTGCTTTGCTTTGCCTTTTGCTTGCTTTGCCTTTGCTTGCCTTGCTTTGCCTTTTGCTTCCTTTGTTTTGCCCATCGCTTCCCTTGCTTTTGCAAAATAATGGGTGGGAACGGGTGGTTACTCGGATATTCTTTGTACTTTTGTTGTCGAAACAACAACAACTACAAAACGACGCTATCATGCAAACAATCAGAACCGCTATTCTTGCTCTTCTTTGCGTGTCGCCCGCCCTTGGCTGCTTGGCCCTCACGCAACAATCGAAGACTCGTTTCCAACAAGAGATTAGTAGTGCAAATGCCGGCAATCCTGTCGCTGGCCTAAGTGCCACGGGCGAAGCCGTGGCTATGAGTGGGGGCATTCAGGCCGCCTCGGCTTTCTCGCCAGTCTCTGCCGCCCCTGCGTCGAAGGCTGCTCGCGAGGTGTTTAAGGTGGACAACCCCGATATGACGCTCAGTCCCTACACGGGCATGACGCGCCGCCACTGGATTGCCGCAGGCGAATACCTGTTGAAGGGCGCCTTCAGTTACATCCACTGCCTCGACGACCAGATGTATTTCCCCAAGGAGTTGGAGAAGACCTATCCGCGCGACGAGGGGCAGATTCACGTGGCGAAGCTCGAGGGCTTGGCGCGCACGCTCTTCATCGCCGCTCCGCTGCTGAAGGACAACCCCTCGCTGACCCTCAACGGCATTGGCGTGGCCGATTACTACCGCCATCAGTTGGTGAACCTCACCAACCCCGACAGTCGCAGCTACATCGCCCACCGCACGGGTGGCCCCAGTCAGACGTTGCTCGAGCTGGGATCGCTCTGCATCTCGATGAAGGGAGCGCAGAGCGTGCTGTGGGATCCGCTCACCAAGGAGCAGAAGGACGCGCTGGCCTCGCTCATGCTGAGCTATGGCGAGGGCCCCACCATTGGCAGCAACTGGATGTTCTTCAACGTTTATATCCTCAGTTTCTTCAAGGACCAGGGCTATAAGGTCGATGAGGGCAAACTGGTGGGCTGGCTCAACAAACTGCTCGACCGCTACAAGGGCGAGGGCTGGTACAACGACGCCCCCGCCTACGACTATTATAGCATGTGGGCGTACCAGAGCTATGGTCCGCTGTGGGCTGAGCTGTTTGGCAAGCACCAGTATCCCGACATCGCCCGTCGTTTCATCGACAACGAGCACGACCTCGTGGCCAACTATCCCTATATGTTCGCCCGCGACGGCCGCATGAACATGTGGGGCCGCAGCATCTGCTACCGCTTCGCCGCCGTCACGCCGCTGCCGCTGCTCGAGTATGCGGGCTTCGACGATGTGGACTACGGATGGATGCGCCACATTGCCTCGGCCTCACTGCTGCAATTCCTCACCAACCCCGACTTCCTGGAGAACGGCATTCCCACGATGGGCTTCTATGGCCCGTTTGCCCCGGCCGTGCAGATCTATAGCTGCCGCGGCAGCGTCTATTGGATCGGCAAGGCGTTCCTCGGCCTGCTGTTGCCCGCCAACTCGAAGTATTGGACGGCCACCGAGAGCGAAGGCCCATGGAAGAACGCATTGAAGGCCGGCCATGTGTATAACAAGTTCCAGCCCGGATCGACCCTCCTCATCACCAACTACCCCAACTGCGGTGGCTCGGAGATGCGCTCGTGGTGCCACGAGACGGTGGCCGGCGACTGGCAGAAGTTCCGCAGCTCGGAGAACTACAACAAGTTGGCCTATAACACCGAGTTCCCCTGGATGGCCGATGGCAAGAACGGCGAGATCTCGATGAACTACGGCACGAAGAACAAGAAGGGCGAGTGGGAGGTGTTGCGCCTCTACACGTTCAAAAGCTTTGAGCAGGGCGTGTACCGCCGCGACGCGGTGCTCGAGACCGACACCACCGTGCGCTACCAGTTGGCCGACATACCCCTTCCCGATGGCATCCTGCGTGTGGACCGCGTGTCGGTAGGCGCCCCCACCGACATCACGCTGGGCCATTACACCCTGCCGCAACCCGGCCACGACAAGTTGCCTGCCGCCGTGCGCACCGTGGGCAAGCACCAGGCCACAACCGTTACAGGCACCGACTACACGCTGGCCATGGTGCCGCTGATGGGATGGGACCAGCCCGCCGAGGTGATCTATCCCAAGGGCCTCCATCCGGTGAGCAACGTCTGTGCCCTGCCTACGTTGCGCCAGCACGTGGAGGGCACCCGCATCTTCGTGACGCTGCAATTGTGGAAGAAAGGCGCTTCGTTCACCGACCGCGAGTTGCAACCCGTGAAGGCCGTGAAGGTGAGCAAGGACCAGCGCACCGTAGTGGTGACCCTGGCCACGGGCGAGAAGAAGACCGTGAGATTCTAACCGATACGTTTGCGCCCCTTGCCTATATAATGAGGTGAGGGGCCATGTAATAAACAGGTGCAGGGCGTGCGAATAGGCCCTCCGCCAAAAGCCAAAAACATTGCGCCCCCACGACCAGATGGCCGTGGGGGCGCTTGCTTGTTGTTCTATTGAAACCTAAAAACGGCAATCGCCTCATCGCGAGGATGAGAGCGAAGGCCGACAAACCGCCTCTACTGTCGCATGCAAAAATGTGCATCCACTTATCCCCCCGTGCAGTGCGACGAGGCATGTGTTTGTGAAGCGCAAATTTATAGTTTAGTTTTCATGTTGGCAAGTATTTCTACGGTTAGTTTCTTCTCTTGCCTTGAAATCGAGTTTATTTGTCGATACCCGTGCTTAAACGTCAGGGCGCTATCCCCCACCTTGTTGTCGACAAAGGGAGGATAGCGCCCAGATGTTACTTCACCGCAACGACCACCGACTTGCCGGAGGCGAGACGGATGATGTTGAGGCCCTGACGGGGACTGTTGAGGCGGCGGCCCTGCAGGTCATAGTAGGCCTTGGGCTCATCCTGCAGGCGGTTGGCGTTGACAGTTTCGATGCCCGTCTTCTCGGCGCCCGATACCTGCGCCTTGGCAGCGTTGGCGATGATGCCCGTGGTGCTGTCGATGAGCAGGGCGGCCACACGCATCTTGCTTGCGTTTTGCCTAACCTTGACCGCTTCGAAATCGAAGGACCCCTCGATCACCACCGGCTCGTCCTCATGGATGGTGGCGGGCAGCGACACCAATCCGTCGTTGAGGCGCGTGGTGGCCACCACCACATCGTCGAAGTGGATGCCAGGCACCTTCTGGAGGCCCTGCACGAAGGGCTCAGCCTCGTCGAACTTCAGTTCGGCCTTGTCGGTAGGTTCATAATAGTTTTTCTGCAACCAGCTCTCGCCCTCGCCATGGAGGTCGTCGGCCACGAGCACAAACTCCACCTTGTAACGGTCGCCGTCGGTGAGGCTTACGGGGAACACCATCGTGGCCTTGGCGTTGATGGTCTTTCCGTCGTCGCTATAGGCGGCCTCGGCGTCGACGCTTGCCGGCGCCACCACTTCGCAGCACTTCTTCCACAGCGTCTCGATGCCGAATCCCTCGTTTTGCACGCCATAGAACGGGTCGAGGCTACCGAAGCGGCGGTCGATGTCGGCATTGGGGAAGCCGTTGACGCTTGAGGGGAACTGGCTGCTCTCCATCACAGCCATGGGGTCGCCATTGTGATACGACAATCCGATGAAGTCGTCGGGATAGAGGCGGCTCATCACCTCCAATGCCACGAGGCCACGTGGGCACCATCCGCACCATGTGCCCGTGTACTCCTCCATGACGGCGCGGTGCTTGGGCAACACGTTGTAGACGATGATGTTGCCCTCGCTCTTTACGCCCTTGAGCTCTTGGCCGTTCACCTTGTCGAGGTTGATGACCACAGGGTAGTCGCCCTTGGTGGGCATGGCCTGCAACGTCAGGTTGACGGTGGTCGACAAGCCGTAGTAGGCGGCCAGCGGCGTGGCGAGGTCAAGGTGTCCGTTGCCCGTTACCGTGCCCTGTGTGTACGAGTAGTCGATGGAGCTGATGGGGTTGGCACCCAGGTTGCGCAGCGTCATGGCTACCTGTGTGGGCGTTTCCTTCTGTCCGTAGATGGTGCCCAGGGCGTTGAAGCTGGCGTCGTTGGCCTCCACGCCCGAGAGTGTAACGCTGATGGCCGATGTGCCCAGCGCCGACTTGTCCATCCATTTGAGGAAGGTGCGCGACGAGTGGATGAAGAATCCGAGACTGCTCGCGTCGGCCACAACGGCCACAGGCATCTTGGTCTTGGCCGTGAGCTTCGTTACGTTGAACGAGTAGCCCACGTAGAGCGTGTCGGCGTCGATGGTGTAGGGCTCGTCGAATGAGGCGGTGGCCACGTGGGCCGCGGTGTCGAGCTTCGCCTCGGCCGTTGGTCCATCTACCACGTTCTTACGGTTGACGAGCGACAATTTCTTGGTGATCCACATGCGTATGTTGGAAGTGTTGGCGTTGTCGCCCATGAAGGGCACGCTGACGCTCTCCACCTTCAGTCCCTTGAGGTTTTTCCCGGTGAGCATCACTGCCACATCGTAGTTTTCCTTCTTTTCGCTTCCGAAGTATTTCACCGTGCCACTGGTGTTGGCCGTGCACGCTACCTTGGCGTCGCCGGCCATTGCGGCCCCTGGCAGCAGGGCGAAGGCCATGGCCAGTGCCATGCGGCGAGCTGTTGTTCTGATATGCTTTGTGTTCATAGTGTGTTTCTGTTTTGTGATGGGCCTGTTGCGTATGCAAAAGGAGGCGAGCGTTGAGGCCCGCCCCCTTGGTTGCACACAACCTATTGCGGTTGGTTGGCCAAATGGTTTGTTATCTCTTGAGGTATTTCACGGTCTTCTGCGAACCATCGGCAAACTTCACGGTCTTGAGGTAGATGCCGTGCTGAGGCTGGCTGATGGTGCGTCCGCTGAGGTCGGTGTAGCTCACGCTCTTCACGTTGGCCTCGCCCTTGTTGACGATATTGCGATCGATGCCTGTCAACGTTCCGTCCTCATTCACGGTGTAGCTCATGAGGTTCGACTTGTAGGCCTTGTCGCCGTCCTTGTAGACCTCCTGCACGCCCACGCTGGTGATGCCCTGGAGGAAGAAGTAAACGGTGTGCATCTGTCCGCTGACCATGAAGTCGAAGTTGTCGGTGAAGTTCATCGGCACGTCGGTCATCTCATCCTTGATGCCCTTGTACTCGTCGGGGTAGAAGGTGAAGAGTTCGCCATCGAAATAGATGTTGTAGAAGAGTTTGTCGGGATTGAGCAGGTTGCCGTCGGTCGACTCCTTCTCCATGTAGATCTGCATGGCTCCGTAGCCATACTCGTCCATGTAAGGCATGAAATCGGTGATCTCAGGATCCTTAGGCGCTCCGGCCACCTCTTTCCAAGGCTTCAGTGTGGGTGTGTCGTACTCGTTGAGCGCGTAGGTAGTGTTCTTACCAGCGTTCACTACGCCGTTACTCTCAGAAACCAGCGTCTTGGTGTCGCGGTCGTAGTTGAACACAAGCTGGTCGACGAAGTAGAGGCTGTCGGCCGTGAAATCGTATTCGGGATAATACACTTCCTTTTTGCCCATGCCGGTGAAATAGGTGTGGTAGCCTGTTTTGGAGTCTACGCCCATGTAGACCTTACCGTTGAACACCACCTTGTCGCCCTCGATCTGGCCTTTCGCCCATGCCTCAGGTTCGTTGTCGGAGATTTTGCCGAGGTAGAAGTCGTTGCCGTCGAAGGCCACGCGCACCACCCGTCGGTCGTTGTCGCCATTCTCTTCCGATCCGAAGGCCATCTCATAGTCCTCAATGGTTGCCGATGCGGGAGGAGCGGCCGTTGTGGCGGTCTCCTTGCCCCACTCGCTGGCGAAGTCGTCGTAGCCTACCCATTCGCCCTCATCGGTGGCCAATCCGAGCACGATGCCGTCTCTGAAGTTGTCGATGCGGATGAGCGAGTCGTTGCGCAGCACATAGCGAATTTGCTGCGATGCTGAGTCGACCACCATCGAGTTGCCGGCGTCGTTGATCTTCATGCGCCAGAGGTAATAGGTGGTCGAGTCGGTCGTCTCGTTGCCCTCGTCGTCCATGCCGGGCTCCATGTAGTATTTCTGCGGGAAGGTGAACACCACGGTGTCGCCCTCAGCCTTCTGTCCCTTGATCCAGTTGCCAGAGATCAGCGTCTGCATGGCGTCTTTGATATACACGGCGCCATCGTCGGCCACCACAAAGTCACAGGCGTGGCCGTCGATGGTGGTTGATATCACGTCGCCCCAGAACACCATGTGACCGGCGTTTATGCCATAGTAGTTCTTGTAGAGCGTTCCTGCGGGCTGCGCATTGATGATCTTGGTCTCGGGATCGACGCTCAGGTTGGGTGCGTGACGCATCATGAGCTTGCCGCTTTTGGCTTCGGGCAACTGCAGGTTGGTCTTCTGGAACGTGCCAGGGGCCAGCGTTGCCTTATAGTGTAAGGGACTTGAAATCGTTCCCTGTGTGGGAAGGTTTCGTTTCAGGGGTTGTGCGAATGAAGTGGCAGCGAAAAGCGCTGCTGCTAACATGGTGTAGAACTTTCTCATACGCTACGTGTTTTTATGAATATTCACTACTGTCCCGTTAAAGTGGACTAATCGCTCTTTGAATTAATTGAAATACAG